CAAGGAGCGGGGCTGAAGGTGGCAGGATGGTCTCAAGGGTTTCGCGGCATGAGTTCGCCCACGAAGCGGCTCGAGTCGCTAGTCCTGCAATCCAAGATCCGGCATGGCGGCAACCCCGTGCTGTCTTGGATGGCTGCGAACGTGACCGTGGAGATGAACGCCTTTGAGGACGTGCGGCCGGTGAAGAAGAAATCAACGGGCCGCATCGACGGCATCGTTGCACTCATCTTCGCGTTGGGCGGATTGGAAGCCTCAAAGATCACGAATAAGCCTGCCGCCGAACCCTCCATCCTCATCCTATGATCGCCCAAAACAACCGCATCCTGTGGCTGCCCGAGAGTGACGCCCGGCACTTCGACTATGAGTCGGGCGGCTACGGCGGCGGCGGTCGCAACCCGTCTGGGGTGAAGGTAGACGCCGAGACGGCGTTGCGTTCGACCGTGGTGCTGGCGTGCATCCGCGTGCTGTCCACGTCGGTTGCCGGGCTACCCCTCCACCTGTATCGGCGGCTTCCTGGTGGTGGCAAGGAGGTTGCCCGCGAGCATCCGCTGTATCGGCTCCTCCATTCGCAGCCGAACTCGTGGCAGACGAGCTTTGAATGGCGCGAGCAACTCATGCTGCACCTGCTGTCGCATGGTGAAGCGTACGACGAGAAGGTCTACGCCAACGGGCAGATTGGCGAAATCGTGCCGTTGCACCCGTCAAGGATGAAGCCCGAGCGGATTGAGAACGGGCGGCTTCGCTACAAGTACCGCGAGGACTCTGGCGGCACGACGACCTATGCCCAGGACGCCATTCTGGTCGTGCGGGGTATGAGCGATGACGGCGTGAACGGGATGTCGATGATCGAGCTCGCCCGTGACGCGATTGGGCTGGCGCGGGCGTGCGAGATCCACGGGGCGACGTTCTTTGGCAACGGTGCCCGGCCGGGCGTGATCCTGACTACCGATCAAGTGCTGTCGCCCGAGGCGGCTGAGAGCACGCGAAACCAGTGGGAGCGGGTGCACGGTGGCGGGCCGCAGCGGGCGCACCGTGCCGCTGTGTTGCAAGGCGGCCTCAAGGTCAACGAACTGGGCGGCAACAACCAGGAGTCGCAGTTCCTCGAAGCCCGGCGGTTTCAAGTTGAGGAAATCTGCCGCATCTACGGCGTGCCGCCGCATCTCGTGGGCGACCTCTCGCGTTCGTCGTTCTCAAACATCGAACAGCAGTCGCTCGATTTCCTGACGAATGGTCTGTCGCCGTGGCTGCGCCGCATTGAGTCTGCGGTCACTCGCGACTTGCTCGATGGCGATGACGAATACTTCGCGGAGTTCGACACGCGTGGCGTGCTGCGGGCTGATGCCGCTGGCCGTGCGTCGTTCTACCAATCGCTCTGGAACATGGGCGTGGTGAGCGTCAACGAACTGCGATCATGGGAGAACATGAACCCGGTTGATGGCGGTGACGTGCGGTTCGTGCAACTCAATATGACCACGCTCGACAAGGCGGCTGCGGTTCCCGAGCCGATCCCGGCGGCGGTGGTCGAAGAGCCGGTGGTCGATGCCACGGCTCCCTCGCCGGAACCGGCTGCGGACGCTGAGCCGCAGGCCGCCGACGTGTCGCTCAACGGTGCCCAAATCACGGGGCTGCTCGCGATCCTGCAGGCTGTCAGCACAGGCGTCTTGACCAAGAGCGGTGCCGCTGCAGCGGTCGCGGCAGCCTTCCCGTTCATTCCGCAGCCGCAGGTCGACGCCATCCTCGCTGGCGTGCCTGAATCGCCGGTACCGAGTGCCGTGCCCGAGGCGGCCCCGCCAGTGGCGCCGCTGGGCCGCTCGCTGCCCGAGGCTCGTGCCTTGACCATCAGCATCGACTTCGACCGCACGTTCGCGGCCGACCCGGCATTGTGGGGCGAGTTCGCCCGCAAGTCAGTGGCGGACGGCAATACGGTCGTGATGATTTCGCGCCGCCCAGAGGAGGACCGCCAGGTCGTGACCGACACGCTGGGCGAGTACGCCGATGCGTTCTCTCAAGTGTTGCTTGTGGGCGGCGACACGCTCAAGGCTGACGCGGCTCAGGCGGCTGGCATCGACGTGGACGTGTGGGTGGATGACAGCCCGCAGACGATCACGGACGAACCGGCATCGAAGAAGCGGAGCCGCAGGAAGAAGACCGGAGGTGAGGACAATGGCTGACCTGCTGATCGAGCGACGTTCTCTTGCGATTGACGAGGTAGAGTCGGCGGTGCCGCTGCTCACGGTCGAGAGCCGCAGCGAAGACGGTGCCGAGCGGGAATGGGTTGTGGGCTACGCTGCCAAGTTCGGCGTTTTGAGTTTGGACTTGGGAGATTTTGTGGAAAGGCTGGACCCCGGTGCGTTCGGCATCGTGGTGGAGCGTCGCGGTCGGCGTCGCCCTCTGGAGACGCGGGCGCTCTGGAATCACGACCCGAACTTCCCTCTCGCTCGCTACCCGGGCACGTTGAAGCTCACCGTGGACGAGGTGGGGCTGCGGTACGAGTTCCCCGTGCCCGACACGACCTACGGGCGGGACTTGGCTGCAAACATCCAGGCTGGCATCGTGCGGGGCTCGTCATTCTCGTTCACCGTCCCAAGCGGCGGCGAGACGTGGAGCCAGGAGGATGGCCGCAGTGTCAGGACAATCTTGGCCGTCGATTCTTTGCTGGACGTTTCCCCAACGACGTTCCCGGCCTACCCGGACACGGACGTGAAGGTTGCCCAGCGTTCTTACGATGCGTGGCGTTCCGCGTCGGCTGATGTTCAACGTCGCCAGATTGACCGCGTTTTGCAGGCTCGCGGCAAGGCGGCATCCCTCCGCGAGTATCTGAAAACGCATGGCCGCTAGTGGCGATTCGTGCCCGAAGTGCCGTGAGGGCCGGTTGACGGTTGCGTCGAGCGTCCGCAGCGGTGAGTACCAGACTCGCTATCTGCGATGCACGCGGTGCAGTTGCACCGACAAGCAAGTGATCCATGCGGGCGAGATTCGCCGCGTGAAGTTCTTTACTGGTGCCAACGCATAACTGCGTGGTTTCCGCCTCGCGTTTCTAGGTTCGATGTAGGCGACGGCAAGAGACCGTCGCTTCCCGAACACAGGAGACGCGCCCGTGGCTGTCGAGAAGCTCAAGGCTCTGCTGGACGAACTGGCCTCTGTCGTTGCCGAGATGGAGGCGATGACCGAGGACGCCCCCGAGGGCGAAGACGCCGCTCCCATGAGTGAGGAGCAGGAGGCGTCTCTCCGCAGCCTTGAGGCGAAGGCCGACAAGCTCCGCGAGCGGATCGCGTTCCTAGAGCGAGTGCAGGCCAAGAGCCTCGAGTTGCGTTCCGTGCTGGAGCGTGCCGCCCCGGCCAAGAAGGTCGATTCCGTCACCGAAGACAAGGAGCCCGCCGTGGCTGAGAAGCGTTACTTCGCGATCCCCAAGGCGTCGCACAACCTCCGTGGCTTCAAGGGTCCGAACGCCGAAGAGCGGGCGTACCGTGCAGGCATGTCGCTCAAGGCGACGCTGCTTAACGACGCCGAGGCTCGCCGGTGGTGTGATGACCACGGCGTCGAGCATCGTGCCCAGGCCGGTGGCATCAACTCGCTCGGCGGCGTGCTCGTGAACGCCGAACTGTCGAGCGAGATCATCCGGCTGGTCGAGGAGTTCGGCGCGTTCCCGGCGAACGCTCGCAACGTCACGATGAACAGCGACACGCTGCTCGTCGCCCGGCGTACCGGCGGTCTGACCGCTCGGGCGATTGGCGAGAACGCCGCTCCGACCCCGAGCGACGTGACCTTCGACAACATCCAGTTGGTCGCCAAGCTCTGGGGCGTGGACAACCGGGTTCCGATGTCGCTCATGGAAGACTCGGCGATCAACCTCGCCGACGCCATGGCGGTCGAGGTGGGCCAGGCGTTCGCCGAAGCCTTCGACAATTCCGGGTTCATCGGCACCGGCAACGGGGCTCTGTACCACGGCACGAACGGCGTGGCCGTGTCGATCATCGACGGCACGCACACTGCGTCGGTCCAGAGTGCGGCCAGCGGGAACAACACCTTCGCGGGGCTCGCTCTCAGCGACTTCACGAACGCTGTTGCTCGGCTGCCGCTGTACGCTCGCAACAGGAACGCCAAGTGGTACATCTCGCCGTCTGGCTACGGCTCCTCGATGCTCCGCCTGATGATGGCGGCGAGCGGCAACAACCAGGCCGACGTGGCTGCGGGTGCGAACCTCAACTTCCTCGGCTTCCCGGTGGTGCTCGTGCATCCGATGGAAAGCCGCCTGACCGGCACCGCCTCGCAGGTCGCGTGCCTGTTCGGCGACTTGTCGCAGGCGGCCACGTTCGCGACGCGGCGTGAGATCCGCGTGGCGACGGACTCCAGCCGGTTCATCGAGTTCGACCAGCTCCTCACGTTCGCCACGGCTCGCGTTGCCATGGTCGCCCACGACCTCGGCGACAACAGCAAGGCTGGTCCGATTGTCGCCCTCCGGTTCGCCGCCTGACCTTTGACCTTCTAGGAGAAGAAACCAGTGAACTTCATCGAGAACACCAAGACGGTTGTCGGTACTACCGTCACGTCGGCGGCGGCTACCGCTACCCTGACCATCGACACGCTGGGCTACGCCTACGCCAGTGTAGACGTGATCGTGGCGGTTTCGACCACGCCTGCGAATACGGCGGCTTCCATCCTGAACGTCTTGTCGCTCTCGGGCGGCGAGACGACCACGGCTGGCAGTTCGATCTACACGGTGGCCGCGCCTGCCGCGTCGGCTGCCGTGACCGCGCAGCCGTCGGTGGTTCGGCTTGACATCGACCTGCGTGGCAAGGGCCGGTACGTCAAGGTTGACGCGACCCCTGCAACGGCGCTCGCCACGACCATCGTGGCTCGTCTGAGCAAGGGCGAGGTTGGCCCCGACTCGGCTTCCGAGATGGGTGCCCTGGCGAAGTATTCCGGCTGACGCGGCTTGACAGCCTCGACACAGTAGATGGCGGGAGTGGCGTTCGCTGCTCCCGCCATCTCTGTTTTTGAGG